GGTGCCATTCGGTCGCCTCCTTCTGCTCGCCGGAGCTCTTGTCCTTCCACTTCTCGGTGGTCGCGATGGTGACGTTGCACACCTTGTCCCCGCTGGGGAAGGTGCGCGTCTCGGGGTCTCGGCCGGCGTTGCCGATCAGGATGACCTTGTTTACGGATGCCATGGTGGGCCTTTCAGAGGAGCGGCGAGTCCGCCGGGTTGAGAATCTGCTCGAGGCGCAGCGCCAGGACCGGGTCGTCGCCGGCCTGCTGCGCCTTGAAGTACGTCGCCCTGGCGCGCTGCACGTGCTCGTGCTTCGCCTTGAGCTCTTTGGGTTTCAGCCGCTTGAGGTCGGCCAGGAACATGCCGATCAGCTCCTGGGGCGGGATGCCGGTCTCCGATCGCCAGGCGGCTAGGTCGTCCTCGAGCGCCTTGCGCAGGGCGTCCTTCTCCTCGCGGGCCTTGACGATCGCCTCCGCGCGGCCGCGCGTGTAGCCCAGGTTCTGCATCATCTCCTCGACGGTCCTCGAGGTCGCCTGGATGCGGATTTGCTGCTTGCGCTGCTCGGCGATCGCAGCCTGGTCCAGCGGCACGAGCTCGCCGTCGACCTGCTCGAGCTGGCGCGCCGCGGCCGGGTATTCGAACCCGCACGCCGGGCAATGCGTCGCCGGCGCGTGCACGGCGAAGCACTGCGGGCACTGCTTCATCGGAATGGTCGGCTCGTCGTCCTGGTCCTTCTTGCGCTTCTTTTTGCGCCGGCCGTCCAGGGTCCACTCGCGCACCTCGTTGGGCAGGCCGTGCTTGCGCTTGAACTCGCCGTCGACCAGGCGGCCGACGTTGCCGACGTGGTCCAGGAGCCAGCATCCGCGCTTGGCGTCCGACGGGCGCATGATGCGGCCGACCTGCTGCAGGAACAGGCCCTCGCTCGCGGTGTGGCGCAGCATGATGCAGCACTCGAGGTCGGGCAAATCGTAGCCCTCGCTCACCAGGTCCACGGTGCAGGCGCCGTCAATCTCGCCGCGGCGCAGCCGGCGATTCACCGACGTGCGCTCGGCGTCGCTCATCTCCGGCGCGCCGACCAGCAGCTCGAACTTGAAGCCGGCGGCGTTGAACGCCTCGGCAACGTGCTTGGCGTGCGCGATCGACGCGCAGAACACGATGGCCTTGGCGCCAGGGCAGATGCGCGAGTAGTGCTCGACGGCGTCGCCGGTGATCTTCGGCTTATCGACCTTGGCCGCCAGGTCCTGGAGGTTGTAGTCGCCGTCCTTGTTGGTCTTGAGGTCCGAGAAGTCCGGCGTCTCGTACGACGTGTAGACGATCGGGTTCACGAGCATGCCGCGCTCGATCAGCTCGGCGACCGACGGGCCTAGCACCATCGACTTGAACACGCCGCCGGCGTGCGCGCCCAGGCCCTTGCCATCGGTGCGCACGGGCGTCGCCGTCACGCCCAGCATGTGCGGGCGGCCCAGGGCCTCGAACGCGCGGCCCCACTTGTTGCTGTCTACGACGTGGTGCGCCTCATCGAAGATCACGAGCAGGCCGCCAGGCTTCGGCTTGTGCGGCTTTTTCTTGAGGCGGATCAGGAGGGTGTCCACGCTCGCCACCTGCACGAGCACGTGCGGGTTCGGCGTGAAGAACGGGCTGATGAGGCCGTGCTCGATGCCCAGGTTCGTGAGCGACTGGCTCGCCTGGGTCAGGAGCTCCTTGCGGTGCACGATGATGATGACCTCGCGCCCGCGCCTGGCCGCGGAGTCGGCGATCGCCGAGAACGTGTAGGTCTTGCCGCCGCCGGTGGGCAGCACGAACAGCACGGGATGCTGCTCGGCGTCACGGAACTTGACGCGGATTTCATCGAAGGCTTTCGCCTGGTAGTCCCGAAGCTGGATGTTGCTCATGTCGTGAAGGGCCCAGTGCGAACTTGAAGGGTCCGGGCCCCGCGGGTGTTTCGTTGGCTATGCCCTCTTGCGTGCCGGGCGACGGCGCGGCAGCTTGGCGCGCTCCTCGGCGATGATGCTTTCCACCTTCGCGACCAGCGCGATGGTCTTGGGCGTGTGCCGCTTCCAGCGGTCGGGTGTCGCGCGGCTGATGCCGGCGCGGCTACAGATCACGGTGAAGTTCAGACCGAGCTCGAGCACGTCCGCCTCGATCTTCTGTAGTCGATCGCGGAACTCCTCGTCGTACGGTTTCGTCTCGGCGGCGGGCACTGATGGTCCTCAAAAGGTGCAAGTGCCGCGAGTTTAGCCCAGGCGCTCAATTTTGATCAATGGTTATCGTGTCGCAAATTTGCGACGCGAACAAAAAGCCGTTGCCACTTGATCAAATTTGATTGAGAATCCGCTCACCCATTTTTGATCAAGAGGAGCCCGATGCACGAGAACACCCCCATGGGGCACGTCGAGATGACGAACGACGAATACCACGCCGGGCCTGGCGTGAGTAAGTCGCACCTGGACGTGATCGCCAACCAGGCGCCCCTGCACTACTGGCACAAGTACCTCAATCCGGAGCGCGAGCGATCGGAGCCCACGCCGGCGATGCAGCTCGGCACGTGCATCCACTCGGCCATCCTCGAGCCCGACACCCTCAGCGCGGTGTGCGTGCCGAATCCCGGCATCGACCGTCGCTCGAACGCCGGCAAGGCCGAATACGCGGCGTTCTGCGCGGAGCACGCCGGCAAGATCATCCTGGCCGATGAGGACTACCAGGCCGTGCTCCTGGTGCGCGACGCCGTCTACCGCCATCCCGTGGCGCGCGGCCTTCTCACCGACGGCAAGCCGGAGCAGACGTTTTTCGCGCTGGACCCGGAGCACAACGAGCTCGTGAAGTGCCGCTTCGACTACCTGCGCGATGCCGGCGACATGGCGATCGACGTGAAGTCCACCGAGGACGCGAGCCCCGAAGGCTTCGGCCGGTCCGTGGCGAATTTCCGCTATGACCTGCAGCCGCCCTGGTACTTCGACGTGATGGACATTCTGTACGGACAGACGCCCCAGTCGTTCGTGTACCTGGCGGTGGAAAAGAAGCCGCCCTATGCCATCGGCATCTACTTCGCGACGCCGGAGCAGATCGCCGTGGCGCGCGATACCGCGCGGCGCGACTTCGGTCGCATCGTGCAACTGAAACAGACGTACGGCACCGCGACGGCCTGGCCCGACTACGGCATCGAGGCGCTGCCCCTTGAACTTCCGAAGTGGATGAAGCGATGAACACGACCCTCATCAGCGGCGACGCCCGCTACACGATCGAGCACCGTCGGCGGTGCGTCCTGATTTTCGGCATGGTCCCCATGCGCGTGTTCGGCGCGCTCGCGCAGCTCACGCACGAGCCGAAGAAGGCCATCATGGACCCGACGCTCGCGCGCCTGGCCGGCGCCAACTTCGCGTTCGGCGAGCCCGACGACTGCAAGGAGCTGCGCGAAGTGCTGGCGCCGGCGGCGATCGCCAAGTACGAGGCCATCGAGCGACAGCTCGGACTGCCGGAGGGCTCGGCGAAGTGGCTCGGCGCCGGCGACCGTGGCAACAGCTCCATGGCGATGTTCCAGCACCTCACCGGGTACCAGTTCGAAGCAGGAGAGCTGCGCGACCCGACCGCGCACCCGCGCGACGCCGATGACTTCTCGCGCTGCTTCGAGCTCGTGCGCACCGTCCCGCGCCTGGCGCCTCACCTCGAGCGCATGGGCGAGCTGTCGCCCACCTGGGGCGCGATCGTCGCCGACTGGACCGAGCTCGCCGAGCTGCACGTCGGCCGCGCGTACGGCCTTCTCTCCAACCGCCTTCGCGAGCTGGGGGCCTGAGCCATGCGCATCACACACGTCCGCATCCAGAACATCCTCGGCATCGAGGAGTTCGAGTTCACGCCCGACGGTTTCAACCAGATCAGCGGCAAGAACGGCACCGGCAAGACCAGCATCCTCGAGGCCATCAAGGCGGCGCTCAAGGGCGGGCACGACGCCACGCTCCTGCGCGCCGGCCAGAAGAAGGGCGAAATCGTCCTGCTCCTGGACGACGGCACCGAGGTGACGCGCAAGGTGACGGAGTCGGGCTCCGACACCGTCGTGAAGCGCGAGGGCAAGAGGGTGAACAAGCCCGTCGACGCGCTGCGCCAAATCACCGACGCGCTCAGCGTGAACCCGGTCCAGTTCCTGCTCGCCGACTCGAAGGACCGCGTGCGCGTGCTGCTCGAGTCGCTGCCGATCGAGGCCGACTACGAGCGCCTGGCGAAGATCACCGGCATGGAGCCGCGCCAGCGCCAGGGCGTGCACGCGCTCACCGTGATTGACGACGTGCGCCAGCAGGTCTACGACGGCCGCACGGGCACCAACCGCGCCGTCAAGGAGAAGTCGGCGACGATCGCCCAGCTTCGCCAGGCGCTGCCGCCGGTACCGCAGGGCCAGGCCGACGGCGACGAGCAGGAGCTGCGCGCCAAGCTGGCGGAGCTCGACGCCTGGCTCCTCGGCGAGAAGCAGCGCATCGACACGAAGCTCGAAGGCATGCGCGCCGATCGCGACAAGGGTATCCAGGAGCGCATGGACAAGATCGCCGCGCTGCAACTGGAAATCTCGGGCCTGCGCGAGGGATACACGACGGCCGAGGGCAAGGCAAACGCGCAGCGCCAGAAGAACCAGGAGAAGTACAACGCCGACTCGCAGCCGGTGCGCATGGCCCTGGACCGCATCGCCGGCGATCGCGAGGCCCACGGCCGGCGCCAGCAGACGCTGGAGACCATCGCGAACCTGGAGACCGAGCTCGAGTCGCTGGAGACCCAGGCGGCCAGCGAGACCGAACAGCTCGCGGCGATCGACGCGTACAAGCTGGAATTGCTCGAGTCGCTACCGATCACCGGCGCCGAGGTCAAGGACGGCGAGCTCTATATCGACGGCGTGCCGTTCGATCGCGTGAACACCGCCCGCCAGGTGGAGGCGGCTGTCGAGCTCGCCCAGGTGCGCGCCGGCGACCTGGGCGTCATCTGCGTCGACCGCATCGAGGCCCTGGACCCGGAAGCGCTCGAGGCGTTCCGCGCGCGCGCCACCGACAGCGGGCTCCAGATGTTCGTTACGCGCGTCACCGGCGACGACTTCGCGATCGAGCACTAGAAAAATCTGGACCCCTGCTGACTTGATCAAATAGAATCAACCTCATCATTTTTGGAGCACCCGTGAAACCCTTCATCCAGCTCGCTTTCCCCACCGGGCACACCTACGAATTGGCAACTGCGATCGTCGCAAACAACCGCGCCGCCTTCTATCACAACGAGCGCAACGACGAGTTCCCCACCATGGAGGCCGCCCTCCAGGACACGACCGGTCTGTTCGAGGACAGCCGCGAAATTACGGACTGGCTCATGGGCAACATGAACCCGGACGAGTACATGCCGCACGCGCGCCTGGTGCGCTTCACGCGGCCCGGCCTGGACCCGAACGACGCGGAAATCACCTACCACGACGCGCAGGCCCTCATCGGCCAGCTTGACGAGGCCACGGTGCTGGACCTGCCCGTGGAGATGGTGCTGTCGGCCATGGCCGTGCACAACCGCCTCTGCCAGATGGCGGTCCTCAACGACGACAAGGGCCAGCCGAACGTCGCGCTCGTGTTCATTCAGGGCGGCCCGCCGGTCATCCAGTTCTACCAGGGCGGCATCCAGGAGCTCACCGACGCCGTCGTGCGCGCGGCGCAGCCCCAGCAGCCCGCGGCCGATGCGGCCGCCAACGACACCCAGCCCGCCGGCGACACCCCCGCCGGCGACACCCCGCAAGTGCACTGACCCCGAGGACAACATGAACGAACACGAAGAAACCGGCAGCGAGAACCTGCCCGCAACCCAGGGCCAGCGCCAGCCTGGCGGCGTTGACCCGTTCGCGCGCATGCGCGACCACGGCGCGATGAACGTCGGCGCCGTCGCCATCGAGCAGGAGCGCGCGATCGCCGAGGCCCAGGGCCAGCTCGTGCTCGCCAAGCGCTTCCCGCGCAGCTTGACGAAGGCGCATGCCGACTTCATGGAGGCGTGCTCCCAGGCCGCGTTCGCCCAGGCCGCGTTCTACAGCGTGCCGCGCGCCGGCGGCAAGGTGACGGGCCCCAGCATCCGCTTCGCCGAGGAGGTCGCGCGCTGCTTCGGCAACTTCCAGTACGGCCACCGCGAGCTGGGCCGCACCGAGGGCAAGTCCGAGGTGGAGGTGTTCGCCTGGGACATGGAGAACAACAATCGCAGCGTGCGCCAGATCACGGTCATGCACACGCTCGACACGCAGAGCGGCCCGCGCAAGTTGCGCGACCAGCGCGACATTGACGACCGCATCGCGAATGTCGCCAGCAAGCAAATCCGCGGCCGCATCCTGGCGCTCGTGCCGAAGCAGATGGTCGAGGCCGGCATCGCGAAGTGTCGCGCGACGATCGCCGGCGCCGTCGACAAGCCCATCTCCGAACGCGTGCGCAACATGGCGACAGCGTTCCAGACGTACGGCGTGACCATCGCGCACCTCGAGAGCTACCTGGGCCACTCGATCGACACGTGCACGCTGGACGAGCTGATCAACCTCACGGGCGTCTACAACGCCATCAAGAACGACGGCCGCAAGCCGGCCGAGTACTTCGACGTGTCGGGCTCCGCGCCCACCGGCGCCGCCAGCCAAGCGGCCGCAATCACCCAGGCGGCCGCCGCCGGAGCTGCCGCGACACCCGCGCCTGCCGCGGCTTCGAAGCCTGCCGCGCCCGCCGCTACGCCGGCGCCGGCCGCTGCCTCGAAGCCCGCCGCGGCCGCCGCGAAGCCCGCCGCGACGCCGAAGCCCACTCCCAAGCCCACGCCGGCGCCGACGCCCGCTCCGCCCCCGCCGCAGGAGGAAGGCGGCCCGCCGGATGACATTCCGCCGGAGGAGCCCCAGGGCAACGGCCAGGCGGGCGGCCCGCGCAGCGACGACGACGTGTTCTAACCAGGGGCGCGGATGCAGTGGTCTCCACAGCAGGACCGCGCCCTGCTCGCCATAAAGCGTTGGCTTGCGGACCCTCACGGCCCGCAAATCTTCCGCGTGTTCGGCTTCGCCGGTACCGGCAAGACGACGCTGGCGAAGCAGATCGCGGCAGACGTTGACGGCCGGGTCCTGTTTATGTGCTTCACGGGCAAGGCCGCCCTTGTGCTCAGTCGCAAGGGATGCTCGCCCTCGAGCACGATTCACAGCGCGATCTACAAGCCCGACGAGGACATTATCACCGGCGAGACAATCTTCAAACTCAACCCGGACAGCGACGTGGCGTATGCCCGCCTGGTCATCGTGGACGAGGTCGGCATGGTCGGCGAGGAGCTGGGCAAGGACCTGGTGAGCTACGGCACGCGCATCCTGGTGCTGGGCGACCCCGCGCAGCTCCCCCCGATCGACGGGGCCGGCTACTTCACCGACTGCGAGCCGGACGTGATGCTCACCGAGATTCACCGCCAGGCGGCCGAGAGCCCGATCATCCGCATGTCCATGGACGTGCGCGAGGGCCGCGCGCTCGAGCTCGGCACCTGGGGCGACAGCAAGGTGATCACGCGCGACCAGCTCGAGCGCGAGGAGGTCCTGGCGGCCGACCAGGTGCTCGTCGGCCGCAATCGCACGCGCCAGGCGTTCAATGCTCGCATCCGCCAGCTCAAAGGGTACGAGGGCGAGCGGCCGGTGTTCGGCGATCGCCTGGTGTGCTTGAAGAACAACCGTACGAAGGGCCTGCTCAACGGGTCGCTTTGGGAGCCGCTGCGATTCAAGGAGGACGGCAACCCCAAGCGCGTGAAGATGACGGTCAAGTCCCTGGACGACCCGAAGGTGTTCCTGCCGGTCGACGTGGAGACGCCGATCGAGTTTTTCCGCGGCACCGAGGCCGACCTCGAGTGGTTCGAGAAGAAGCACGCCGACCAGTTCACGTTCGGTTGGGCGCTCACCGGGCACAAGGCCCAGGGCTCGCAGTGGGACTATGTTTTCGTTTTCGATGAGTCGGCCGTGTTCCGCGAGAACGCCGCGCGCTGGCTCTATACCGCCCTCACGCGCGCGGCCGAGCGCGTGACCATCGTCAAGACCTGACCATGTGCATGATCGACGGCGCCGACGAGCGCGTAAACCTGCTCACCGACGAGATGCGCACCGCGCGCAAGGAGCATCGGTGCCACGAGTGCCGGCGGGCCATCCTGCCGGGCGAGAAGTACAGCTACGAAAGCGGCGTGTTCGACGGCCGGTTCTGCCAGTACAAGACCTGCGCGCATTGCGAGGTCGTCAAGTCGTGGCTGGCCGGCGAGTGCGGCGGGTACATCTACGGCATGGTCGAGGAGGACATTCACGAGCACGCCAGCGAGGGCCATTACGGGTTCGACGTGAAGAAGCTCGCGATCGGCATGTCGCGCGACTGGCGACGCCGCGACGGCCGGCTCTGGCCGGTACCGAAGAAGCCGCCCACGACCCACCAGCGGATGGCGGCGCATTGAATGCCGACCGTCATCAGCGAGCTCACCGGCGAGCCCGTCGACACCAGCTCGGAAGCCTGGCGCCACGAGTGCGAGTGCGCCTGGTTGCTCGCCAACAAGCCGAACCGAGCGGCGAAGCACCTGTACCTCTACGGCGTGCCGGACCGATCGCAGCTCGTGACGTACGACAGCAAGACCGGCCGCGACGTGATCGTGGAGGAGTTCCAGAACCGGCGCTCGAGCGCGGTGCCGGCGTCGATCTACAAGGCCCGCGGACTCGAGGCGGCCGACCGAATCCTGGAGGACGCGAAGCGCCTGCACCAGGCCCGAATTTCCACCCCGGCCGGAAGGCCACCAACGAAAGAGGACGATGAACGGACCGACTAACTTCATGCTCGTGAGCTACATGAACAACGCGTTCGGGAACCCCAAGGGCTTCTCGAGCAGCATCAACTGGGCACGCATCGGCAAGCAGTGCATGAACATCCCCGACGAGGTCGGCGAGCTGTTCATCGCTCTGGGCGCCGATCCGGCCGCCACGAAGGCCGCCGTCGCCGCGTTGAAGGCGGCCGTCGCCCAGATGCCCAACGCGCCGGACCTGCACCAGGTCCGCGACTCGCTGTGCGACATAAACGTGTTCAGCTACGGCGCGCACCACCTCATGGGCATCGACGCCGATGCGGACATGCGCGCGGTCATCGACGGCGTGATGACCAGGTTCATCAAGGACCCGGCCGACAAGGAGGCGACGATCGCCAAACACGCGGCCGCCGGCGTCACGGACGTGTATTTTGAGGGCGACTACCCGACCATGATCATGAAGTCGGCCAGCGACCAGCCGGACGCGCCCAAGGGCAAGTTCTTGAAGTCGGCCAGCTACCGGGAGCCGATGTTCCCGCTGCTGTCGCACGAGCTCCCCCAGACGCAGACCGCGGGTGCAGCATGACGGCCCGCCTCATCGCCATCAGCAAGCCGGTCATCCCTGATTGCCAGGAGGCCGGCGACCTCATCGCGTACTGCGCGCGCGTGAGCAACCCGGCGAACCAGGCCAACACCGCCACGTCGACGCGCCTGCTTCGCTACCTGGCCGGCAACGCGCATTGGTCCCCCTTCGAGATGGCGAGCATGACGCTCGAAATCACGACGACGCGCGACATTGCCCGGCAAATCCTGCGGCATCGCAGTTTCAGCTTCCAGGAGTTCAGCCAGCGCTACGCGGCCGTCGTGGCGCCGCCCGTGCTGCGCGAGGCCCGGCTGCAGGACGCCAAGAACCGCCAGGCCAGCAACGAGACCGACGACATGGAGTTGCAGGGCTGGTGGGCGTCGATGCAGGCGCTACACGCCAAGCGCGCCGCGGAGGTCTACCAGGCGGCGCTCGCGAAGGGCATCGCGAAGGAGGTCGCGCGCGCCGTGCTGCCCGAGGGCACGACGGAGAGCGTGCTCTACATGGCCGGCACGATCCGATCGTGGATTCACTACGTCGAGCTGCGCACCGAACAGGGAACGCAGAAGGAGCACCGCGCGATCGCGCTCGATGCCAAGCGCATCCTGCTCGAGCAGTTCCCGGCGCTGGCCGAGGTTCTGACGCTGTGACGTACGAGACCAAGCCGTCGATGCTCGCGCGCGGCAAGGACCTGATCGCCAGGTTCTGCGCCGCGAACGGGCTCGAGCTGCCGGCCGTCGAGGAAGCTGACCCGAAGGGCTGGCCCTTCGGCGTCTGCGCCTACTACCGCCGCGGCCTCATCACGATCAACGTGCAGGCGTGCGCCTCGATCGGCTTCGCCGGCATGCAGTGGTCGTTCCCCGGGCACTCGGTCGATCGCACGCCCTACGGCGTCCTGGCGCACGAGCTGGGGCACCACGCCGACCTGGTGAACGCGATCGCGCGCCGCGGGCCGTACTACAGCGATTTCAGCATCGAGATGCGCAAGCGCGTCGGCGAGGACCCGCTCACGTCCTACTGCCCCGATGACGCCGAGTGGTTCGCTGAGATGTTCCGGCTGTTCGTGACCAATCCGGACCTGCTGCGAAGTCTGCGCCCGCTCACGTACGCCGCCCTGTCCGAGCGCTTCAAGCCGGTGTTCGAGGACACCTGGCGTCAGCGCCTGGAGGGCGCGCCAGACCGAACCATCCTGTCGATCGAGCACAAGCTCGAGCCGAAGCCGGCGAAGCGCCGGAAGGCGGATAGGGGCGCCACGGACGGCCAGATGGACCTGGTCGGCTCGTGACGCTAAGGTTGTAACGTGAAGATTCTCAGCCTCATCCACGTCATGGTCGCCCAGGCGTTCTACCGCTGGGCCATGTCGGAAATCGACCCGCTACACCCGGACGTGCCGCGCATCATGCTGCGCCAGCAAGAGCTCGCCGACAAGGCGCAGCGGATTTTCGCCTAGCGGCCGGCCGGCGGCTGGCACCCGTCGACCGCGGCCTCGAGCAGGCGCTCGTACCCGATGCGCTGCTTGCGCTCGGCCAGCAGGGCCTTGACCTGGTCGAATATGTCGGCGTCCGGCTTGAGCGATTTCGTCGCCCAGGCGGGCTCGGCCGGCTTCTCGACCTTGCAGTAGACCGTCACGGGGACTTTCACCTCGCGCGGCAGGGTGTTGCAGGCGGCCAGGAAGGCCGCCAGGCAGGCGATCGACAGCGCACGCATCATTTGGGCAGCTCCTCGCGGATCAAGCGGCTGGCGGCCGTGCAGCGGTCCTCGCCGGCGAGCGGTTGCGCCATCAGAAGGTTCTGCGCGTCGGCCTCGGCCGCGGCCTGGGCGTTGCGCGCCGCCTTGATCTTCGCGGCCGCATCGGCGGCGCGCTTCTTGTCGGCGTCCTGCAGCGCGGCGATCGCGTCGTTCTGGTCCTTGATCTTCTCGCCCAGGCTCTGGACCTTCGACTTCTCGGCCTCGAGCTGGGGCGCGTACCAGGCGTGCATGGCATAGCCGCCGCCCGCCAGGCCGACCACGAGAGCGACGGCGCCGGCGATTAGCGTCGCCTGGAGAGTGAAGGTTCCGGGGATGGGGAGCATGATCAGGTGCTCTTGACGGGTAGCCGATCGGCCAGCGCGTCGATGCGGTTGAACACCGCCTCGAAGTTGCGCCGGTTCTCGTCGCGAAACTCGCGAAAGTCGTCCTTCGCGACGTAGTTCTGTAGCTTCTCCAGGAGCTGGACCTCGCGCTGGTTCTGCTGCGCGAGTGAATCGGTGTGCGCCTTCCGCAAGTCGTTCATGTCGCTCTCCATCTTGCGCAGCCACATCGCCCCGAAAAACGATGCTACGCCGAGCAGTACGTTGAAGCCGATGAGCACCCAGGGGCTGATGGGTTGGTCCATTTCACTGAGGTCCTTCTGTCCGGAAAAAAGGGTCGTACTTCGGACGCCGGATTCCCAGAACATTCCTCGGGTACTCACGATTGATTTCGAACGCCGACTTGCCATAGCCGGGGTTCGCGATCTTTGACTTGAGGCTGTAGCGCTCGACGTTGTCGAACCAGCGATTGGAGTCGCAGCCAGGTGTGCTCTGGCACAGGAGACGGTCCTGCATGTTGCCGCGATCGCCGCCGTTGTAGCCGCCCAGGGTGAACGCCAGGCGGTCACGCGGCGTCGCAGCGAAGGGGTAGAGCCGGTAGCTCGCCTTGTCCATTTCCATGAGCGCGGCGAGCTGGAATCCGGGGTTGTAGCGGTCCTCCCAGGTCCAGCCTCGCAGGCTCGGGTATCGCGTGCGCAGCTCGGCCCACTTGTTGAAGCGCACGCTGCCGTCCTGGCGATACGCGATCGTCGTCTGGCCCAGGCCGAAGCCGTACTCGCGCGAGGTCTTGAGCTCGGCGCGCGGGTTGAAGCACTTCGGGCTCTTGAGCGAGGGGCACGTCTCTTGCTCGATTTGCGCCGGCAGGAACGACGGCATGGGCGCGTCCGGCCACACCGAGCGCTGCGTGTTGATGATCGTCGGCATGAGCTCGAGCGCGCGCGGCGGAACGACCTGGCCGAAGGCGGCCAGGCTGGCGAGCGCGAGCAGCAGCGCGACGACTCGCGTCACGGTTTCGCCCAGTACACCAGGCCGAAGAACACCAGGCCGACGAACAGGATCACCGCGGCCGAGACGATCGCCGAGGCGATGCCACCGTTATAGGCGCGCTTGATGAAGTCGTTCAGGTGCAGGTCGGGGAACACCAGGCGGCTCACCATGACGGCCACGCCGGCCATGACGATGCCGAACAGGCTCCACTGGAGCAGGGCCTTCGCGGTGGGCGGGTCCATGAACCACAGCGCGGCGAACGCCGGCGCGATGAGGAACCACGCCGAGAGGTCGGAAAAGACCTTGACGCGCTTCAACCAGGATTCGAGGTGCTTCATGTAGGACTCCGACGCGTGACGGTGTCAGCATTGTTCGGTCACGACATGAAAAAACCCGGCCGCGGCCGGGTTTCGTGTCAGGTTGTCAGGCTTAGGCCGGAATGCGGCGGATGGCCCGGTAGTTCATGTTGTTGCCGGGGCCGTGCGTCTGCTGGGTGCCGTCGCGACGCTTGATCAGGTACGCCGAGTTGTTGCCGCCACCCACGTAGGTGAGGCACCCCATGCTGTCGTTGTTGTCCCAGAGGTTGTCGGCCCCCGCCGGGTACTGGAAGTTGGCGGCCGTCGTCTGGGCTGGGTTGTTCGCCAGGTAGTTGCCGGTGGGCGCCGGCGATGCGAAGGCGTTGGCGCCGAACGCGGTGTTGTTCGCGTCCGTGGTCGGCTTGAGGTTGCGATACAGGATTTCCGCCTCGTACAGCGACGGCAGGTACCAGTCGCTGTAGCCGCCGCCGCGGTAGTTCTTGACGAAGTTGACGGCGTCGTTGCCGCCGCTGTAGTGCCCGGCCGCGATGTAGGCCGCGGTGTTGGCTTTGCCGTCGGAGGTCGAGGTCGCGATGCCGTTGTTCCCGACCAGGTCGCCGTTGCGAATGGAGCCGGACACGTCCGAAACGATGAGCGCGTAGCGCTGGCCGCTCAGCGTGATGTAGCCGGCGAAGTAGCCTCCGCCGTACGCGCCGCCTGGCGCCAGGACGGTGCCGAAGCTGTTCGCCGTCGTGAACTGCACGTCGTTCGACCAGGCCGAGGTGCCGCCGCCGTTGCTGTTGTAGCGCACGCGCGGGTGGTACACCGTGCTGACCGCGAAGGTGCCGGCCGGCACCGCGATGGAGAGCTTGTTGACCGAGTCGGCGTACGACGAGTACACCAGGGAGCCGGTGCCGCCGGCGCCGGTCCAGATTTCCCAGTCGGAACTCGCGTGCGTGTCGACGCCGCTGGTCATCGCGAACGCGTTCGCCGTCAGCGTAACGCCATCGCCGATGTTCGTCGCGCCGTTCGCCGGCGCCGTGATCGCCGGTTGCGTGATCGTGTTGCTGCCCGTGGTGAAGGACACCGTGTCGGACCACGGCGACCAGGACTGCTCGAGGTCCTGGTAGCGGCAGCGCGTGTAGTAGACCGTGTTCGACAGCAGCGCGCCGGCGGGGACCTGGGCGTAGTTCTGGGGACCCACAGTCACGTCCACGTCCGTGACGACGAACGTCGGCGAGCTCGAGACCTGGAATTGCGCGGCGAGCTGCGGAACGCCGTACAGCGAGAAGTAGCTGTTGCCGAGAACCTGCGGCGACTGCGTCGCGAGCACCTGCGCGGCCGTCGGCGACTGGATGACAGGCTTGCGCACCACGGGGTAGGTGGCATCCGTCGGCGCCGTGATCGGCTTCACGTCGACCGTGTCGCACCACAGCTCGTACGACGAGCCGGCCGGCACCACGATGCCGGCGCCGGCGGTGGTCTTGAACGTCAGCGTGAAGTTGCCGCTGGTCTGGTTCGAGACGATCCAGCGATCGGCGGCCGCAGGCACGGTGACGGCGATGTTGCCCGTCAGCGCGCCGGTGAGCACGATGATGCCGGCGCCCCACTGCGACTGGTTGAGCGCGACGTTCGTGTTGCCGGCCACGTTGACCGTGGCGATGCCCGAGATGGCGGCCTGCACGAAGGCGTCGGTCGCCAGCTTGGCCGTGGCGTCGCCCGGGGCCTGGGTGTTGGCCGTGGCGTTCTTGAGGTCGATCGCCGCGAAGTCGGTTTTCGAATCGTAGACGTTGACGGTGTCAGACCACACCAGGCTGCTCTTGCCCTGGGTCACGGCGACGCCGGCGCCGCCGGCGGTCTTGACGGTGACGGTGTACGGGTTGCCGCCCGTCGAGCCGGTCGTGCCGTTGACGACGATCCACGACTTGGGGATGGCGCCGGGCACGATGACGGCGATGTTGCCGGTGAGCGCGCCGGTCAGGTTCAGGATGCCGACGCCGGCCTGCACCGCCGTGAGGACGATGTTCGAATTGCCGGCGCAGTTGATGTTGGCGATGCCGCTGACGGTGTCCTGCACGAAATTCGTGTTGGCGATCTTCTGCGAGCGGTTGCCCATCGCCACGTCGACCGTGGTCGCGTTGCCGGTGAAGGCCGGGCTGTTGATCGGCGCCAGGCCAGCGGCGCCGACCTCGAGGGCATCCAGGTGGGCCTTGAGGTAGGCGGTGCGGTTCGCCAGGTTCAGGAGGGGCGCGTTCGATGCGCCGCCCACACCGCCCTGCACGGGCGTATTCGTCTCGAGCTGGATGACGCCCGCATCGTAGACGGCGGATTCCGGTTGGTAGGCCATGAGTGGGGTTCCTAGAAGCTGATGGTCCAGGTGCCGGCGAACGAAATGTCGGCTTCCTTGTTCAGCGGGGTCGCGCGAATCTTGCGCGCGTACAGCACGTCACCCGTGGTGAACAGGCCGAACTCGAGGATGGCCTTGCCGTTGGCCTCGCCGGTCGCGAGCGAGAAGTCGAACGCGACCTGGTTGACGGCCGGGTAGCTCACGGCGTCGAC